GAAGCTCTCCAACTTATCTTCATAATCCTTCATGACTCGCATTGTAGAATTCAAGACATATAATGGACATTTCGTTCGTTTAAAAATATCATGGAAAGCTGTTTTCTTTTTATAAAATTTCCACAACTTTAAATAATTGTAGATTGTGCTTTTATTGAAACCAAAAACAGATACAAGTGAATTCTTTTCAGATACATCATCCTTAGAAATCAAAGGGTTTAAATCGAAATAGCGACCGATGGAATTTATTCTATCCCATTCAGACATTGCGATACGACCTTCATTGGTTCCAGTCGATATCTTTAATGCGTCATCATCAGTGAGGTTTTCATAAACAAGAGCTTTGGCGGTTCTATCTAAAGACCTTAAAGCCGTAACTCTACCATCACCAGCGATTAGATAATGTTTCTTACCACGCTTGAGAACTTGTATAGGTTCAACCTGACCCTGCAGTTCGATTAATCCTTTTAAATGAAGTCGCTCTTCCTTTGTACGAAGTGTTTTACGCACTTGCATGGTTTTGACATCGAGATTATCAACTGATATATCGAAGTCGGGTATGAATGTGATTGTAACCGCTTTAACATCTTTGACAACCGCTTTGATAGTCGGTGCTTTAGTATCAGCTTCGTTAAAATCTTCCTCCAAGTCCAAATCTTCTAAGTCTAATCCATTTAATGATTCATTCATTTTCTAATTCACTTCCTAGAATCTCTTTAAGTATTGATTTTTTATATTGCTCAGGAATATCCAAAAGCTTAATTCGATTTAATATGCCCTGTTCGTATCGTGAATTACCAAAATTATATCTGATAACAAAATCACGAACAACCGTATTTATTACTTTAGCTGGTTTTAATTCATATTTCAAGCAAAATTTAAAAAAAGCTTCTGAAACCTTAATTTTATCAGCAATATCTCTGTCAGTAATTTCTACGTTGCCATGTCCGAACTTATCCATTTTATACAGCCATTCAAAATGTTCAATCATAGCTTCAACATCAAAGACTGGCGGTATCTCTTTTCTAATCAACCTAACAACTCTTTTTTATCGCTGACTACTGGAGTCATCAACGCCTTAACTTCGCTTATAAGTAAAAGTATTTTTTTACCTTCTGGTAAAGTGTACTGTGTTAAATACTTTTTATCGATATATTTTCTGATTGTGTTTGGATGAACGTTTAAAAACGCTGATGCCTCGACAATCGAAAAGTAAATCGATTTTTCCTTGTTTTTATCTTGTTTCATAATGTTTTACCTCTTTTCATAATATTTTAAGCTATTTTTAATGCTTTGTCAATATTTTTTAATGCTTGTACAATGTACAAATTTATTTAGCAAAAATGTATTATATATCTTATATTATATTAGTTTCTTTAAAGAGTTTCTTTAGCTATTTTTTGTTAAAATTTACATTAACGAGCTTATCAGCCAATAAATAGCGATTCCTTCAATTATCAATTCATATATTTTTGGAATTCTGTGACATGTACGACAAATCTTTATGTCATATGTGACAATTTTAAAGACATATATAATACATCGTTGTCACCCATGACATAAATTATGACATCTGTAAAAAATCATATGTCATCCATGACAATTTTAAAGACATATATAATATAGCCTGTCGCACATGACATAAATCGGGACATCCATGAAAAAAACCTGTTCATTTTTTTATATTTTCTTCTTGACATTTGTATGAAATGTGTATATGATTGCATATATTCCAAAATGGAGATTTGAGAGATTATGAAAATTATACCAATAGATGGTGGGAATAAGCTAGAACGGCTAGTTATTGAACGGTTGATGACCAAGGGAGAATTTGCTGAGAAGGTACCTGTATCTTCATCACTGATAATGAGCGTATTTCGTGGCAATCGAACCACTGTTAAAACTGCAAGGGCTATTTGCAATTATCTACAAATCGAATTCGTTGATTACTTTAACGTAGTCAGTGGATAGTCAATTTCATAAGTTACCGCATAAAATTACAGAGCTGATATGTAGAAGTTCGGAAATGTTAGATAGCCAATTGACGAACTCAGAGAGAATAATGCTTATAGCGGTAAATCGTATTACATTTGGATTTAGTCGAGAAATATATAAATTTCATGGAAGTTATAAGAAGAGCTTTTTTGATTGGGTGCATGATATAGGAATTCGTCAGAAGTATCGAGGATTGGATGCACTTATTAGTAGAAAAATAGTAATTGTGTTTAGAAAAGATGGACTTGAATATATCAAAATTAACAAGGAATTTGAAAAATGGAAATAATGAAAGAAGTTCGTAAAAATATCGAAGCTGGTATTTGCGGTTATGTAATGAAAAATCATATGCTGAACTCAGAAGTAGTTGCCATATTTGCATACCATAGACATTTAGTTGTTGATGAAGTTTTCGCAGAAGATTTCTATGAATATTCAAATTTCCTTATACGTGAATATGTAAAATTCTTTAGTGGACGCACTGTAAATCGAGCATGTAAAAGTTTATTTGAAAAGGGTATTTTTGTTATCGATGATCTATATACAGGTAAGCGAAAGCAGATATGTCAGAAATTATGTAGAGTGAAATTTCCAGAAAGTGAGCAATCTCATATGAGTGGAGAATATATAAACTTATTAGTTCCGCTTATATTGTCAGCAAAATTTATATTTCCAGAAATATGCTTATTATTGGCGTTTTGGAATTATCGTAAATTCCAAAAGAAGAATAAATATTTCGTTATGCGTGTGCTATTTCACGATATTACTTCGTGTAGTTATCAAAGCCTGTATAGGGCATTTCATGGATTGCTGAATCGTGGTATATTCTTTTATGAAAATAATCAGATTGGAAATATGATTCTTAAAGTTGACTTAAATATACGGAAGGAAGATTAAATGGAATTGTATAAAGTTGAATTGAAAACGCCCTTTATGTTAGCACCTTTGAACTATGAAGGAAATCTCGACCACAGCCAAATGCATAGAACCAAATGTGCAGAAATCTTGAAAAAGGATTCAAAACGATGTTACTTGATTATAATAACAAACAGGTAGTTCTCATAGAAGAGCGTGGAGAGAGCTTCATCGATATTCAAGATAACTGCCACTTTAATCTATGTGTAAGGCTTCGTGGTGGGAACTATGAAGTTCCATATATATCTTTACCAATATTGATTAAGACTTTGAAGAGCATTGATTATACCATAAACAAAACTCAGAAGCTAATTGATTATCATAATAATTTAAAAGCTGAACGTAAGCTACTGGAGTCTCTCAAGCTCGGAAACGATGTATTTATGGAGAATGCGGAATGTAAAGAGATTATAACTTACCTGAAAGAGCAGGAAAATATAATAAAAAAGAACTGCAAGAAGTTCAAAGGGTTCTTCGGTAATCAGGTAGATACAATCATCTTTGGTATCATTGGAAAGCGTATTGTAATCGGCAATGATATTGGAACTGGTAAAACATTAACATCCATTATGATAGCAAAATTTTTAATGGAACGAAGGGGTGCAAAGAAAACTCTCATATTACTTCCAGCATCCTTAGCTAAGAACTTCTACAACGATTATCAGACATATTTCAAAGACGGTAGAATGATGTTGATATCCAGTGAAGCAAAGAAGAAGAGACCTGACCTATACAAAACATTTAAAACTACACCACGTATCAAATTCTTAATAACTAACTATGAGAAATGTTTATTTGATTATGAAGACCTCAAAACCCTCAAGCCAGACGTATTAATCGTAGATGAATTCCATAAGATGAAGAACTTTAAAGATGCCAAACGCTCTGCTAATTTTTTCAGAATGGTATCTAAGTTTTGGAGACCCGAATACCGTTATCCTATGTCTGGAACTCCCATTGAGAACCGAATGTTTGACTTATACCCTGTGTTTAAATTGTTGGATGATGGTAAAATACTTGGTGGTGAAAAGTTCTTCGATATCAATTTCATTGAGTATGACGAGATTACTTTCAGGGTATATCATTCTAAGCATAATTATAGTGTCGTTACAAAACAAGTGCCAGTTGGATTTAAGCATCATAATTTCGTTAAGAAGTTAATAAGCCCATTCGTTATCAGAAAGAAATTAGATTTACCAGCAGGAATATATAAGAAGAATGTTATGATAACACCTAGTAAACCATTACTAGAGGCAATGCGTAGACATACATTAGAAGAAGGTAATGCATCTGCTAAATACTATGCACAACGCCAATTCTTATGCGATACAATGCGAGGTGATTATGCCGATAATCCAAAGTTTGATGAACTTGAAAATATCATCACCCAAACAAGAAGTAAGATAGTTATATTCTCATTTTTCAAATGTTCTATATATGCAATTGAGAAGTGGTTGACCGAGCGTGGATATGGCTGTGTAACTTGTCAGGGTGGCGATGGTAAGGATGCGTTTGATGCAGTAAGGGATTTTGTCGATGATGATACAAAGAAGTGCTTAGTGACCACAGATAAGATTAACTTTGGACATAATATTCAGGAGGCGCAAATTGTGATTGAATGGGAAAAGCCAATTAACCCGACTACTACAATGCAAAGGGCTGGTAGATGCTATCGTGCAGGGCAAACTAAGGATGTTCATGTATTTAGTTTCATCGTAAAGAAAACAGTCGAAGAGAATATCTTCGAAGCTGTTAATCGTAAAGAAGACATCATAAATAAAATCATAGAGCCATTATCTGTAGGAGACTCGGATACAAGCCTTGATGAAATGTGTGAGAACATTGAACAGGAAATGATAAACACTTTCAAATAATGTTTGCACATTGTTATAAAATGTGATACTATATTAAGTAATGGAGGTTTACATGGCTGTTAAATTCATAATTGGTGATTTTAAACCAAGAGAAGATGATATTCTTATATCTGATTTTGATTCATCATGCATCCAGAAAAATAAATTAGATGAAGGTAAACGCGTTGTGATATACGCAGAGTCAGCAGGTCTCAAAAAGGCAGAAGTTGAATATATCATGAAATGTAGTACGGCAGATGTTATCGTTGTATGTCAGAGTAAAAGGGCTATGCAGGGTGCTAGAAATCACAAGAACGCGAAGATAGAATACTCAGAAGGATACTCTGAGCCAGCAAGTCCATTCGATGTAGCAAAATTAATTGTTACCTGCAAAGATAGAAACTATGTACATGAATTTTTGAAATATAACAAAATTGCTATGTATATGGTTGTAAAATCATTAATCAGCAACTTCATGTATTTTAAAATAGAAAGCAATGTAGCTGTTGTCGGGTGGTTAGACCAAAACTTATATAGAGTAAATCCAGAATTCTTATGGGCTTACTCCGCAAGAAAATTCAAACCAGAAACTCATATTAATTATATGCGTTGGAATTGGCCAAAGAAGAAATAATATTGGAGGCATTTACATGTTATTCGAAAAGTATCGACCGAAAGTATTCAGTGATTTAGTTGGGCGTGATGCTCAAGTAGAGCAGGTTAAGGCAATGATGGAACGTGGTGATATGCCACACTTATTCCTATTTGGGCCTCCTGGAACTGGTAAAACTACGTTTGCTAACGTTGTTGCAAATGAAATGTTTCACTGTAAGAAAAGTCTTGCTAATGGTTATGCAGGGAAAATCACAGACAATTCAAAAAAATCTGGTAACTTCTTTGAATTCAATGCTTCTTCTGATAGAGGGATTGATTTTGTTAGAAGAGACATTACAGATGTTGCAAAACGTAGACCATTTGGCGTTGAATATAAATTAATCCTCATGGATGAAGCCGATTATATAACTCCAGATGCTCAAGCATGTTTCCGTAGAATTTTGGAAGAGTATAGCAGAACTACGAGATTTATATTCACTGCGAATTATCCTTATAAGATGATACCAGCATTGACATCAAGGTTTGTATCGATTGAGTTTCCAGTAATCGATGTAAAGACCATTGCCAAGCGATTAAAATACATTGCAAAGAAAGAAGGTATCGATAAAACTGATGCTGAATTTATAGCAATGGCTAAGAACTCAAATGGAGATTTGAGAAAAGCTATCAATATGCTTGATGGTGGTAGTGTTGAAAGTGATGTAGAAGAATATTTCTCAGGTCTTAATCTGAAAAAGATTGCTTCTATGAAAGAAGATAAGCGAGTTATGATTGCTTATAAGGGAGACCCAGACCAAATTTTCGCTAAGTTGTGGGAAATTGTTCAAACAGAAAAAGATTGGGATAAGCTTGAAATACTTGCCAATACCAACTATAAAATGAATATGAGTGTTCATAAAACTCTATTCTTAGCCCATATGCTGAAAAAATCCTTCTAATGGCAAAGAAACGCCAAATCCAAAGTCCAGAGAAAGCCATTCGGGGTAAGTGCCTCGAATGCTCTGGGGGCATCCGTAAAGAGGTAGAGCTATGCCCTATCATAGATTGCCCGTTGTGGCCGTATAGAAACGGCATTACTAAGAAGGAAATACCATTAAAGCCTACATCAAGAGCTTTATGGGATACCGATATTGAAATAGAGGAATAGTATGCAAAAATTTAAAGTTATGAGAGCTTGGGATAGAGGTAGAAATAAAATAGCTTACGTCTACCGAGACAGCGAAACCAAGAATGTTAAAATCGGTGAAACTAGTTTCAACAATTGGTTTTACGTTCTATCGAAAGATTTTGTTGATAATAAAAGACAGTTCAACAAATTTCAAGACGATGGTATTATCAAAGATATGAAAATTGAAGGTCGTTACGCCAAGATTTCCATTGAAACTACCCATAAGAATGAATTGTTTGATAAGGATATGGAATTTGTATGGGAATATAAAAGATATGCTTACTTCGATATGATGAACCGCTTGGAGCTATTGAAGATACCAACATTTGAAGCTGATGTTCTGGCATATAAAAGATGGTTAATCCAAGAAAATGTAGAAATGGAATCAGAATACGTTCTTTTATATTATGATATTGAAACCGATGATAGACATAAAGATAGTCTAACTCCTGGCGCACACAGGATATTATCAATTTCTGCTAAGTTCTCAGATACAAGCGGTCGTGATGGTAAAATGTTTTGGATTTGTACAGAAGAAGATACTGACGAAGCCGAATGTGCGATGTTGAAGAAATTTGCAAAGCTTGTAAGACGTGCTGATGTATTAATTTCTTTCAATGGTTCATTCTTTGATGACCCTTATATCAAAGCTAGATTTGCCAGATATCAAATCGAAGTCGATTGGCGTAAAAAACAACTTCAAGACCATTGTTGGACATATAAGAAATATGGCCCAAAACTTCAATCATATAAGCTGGATGCTATAGCAAAATCAGTTGTTAAGCGTGGAAAGATTGAACACGTAGGAATGCGAGTTTATGACATGTGGAAATCTGACAGAAAGCTTCTCAAAGAATACAATGATGAAGATGTTCAACTCATGTATGATATTGAGCTTGAGTCGGGTTATCTACAGGCACATAGAGACGTAAATGTCATGGGGATGTGTCCAGTAGAAGATATATATGTTAGTAGAAAAATCGATAACTTTATTCTTAGACAAGCCCAAGAAGACCAGCATTATCACTTCCCAACTCTTGTTAAGAATTATGAAGAAGATACGGAAACCAAGGTAAATGTTAAAGGGTTTGAGGGTGCATTTGTGTTTAAACCCAAGTCAGGGCGTTATAAAGATACAAAGGTAGTCGATTTCGCTTCACTGTATCCAAACGCTATTAACACCCATGGAATATCCCTAGATACCCTTATAGAACCAGGAGATAATTCAGTTCCAGATAATATGATTGTTACTAATCCAACTAGACATCGTTATCGTAAAGATTTCATTGGGATTATTCCAAAAGTAATTATGCTTTTCCAAGAGAAGCGTAACTATTATAAAGACTTAATGTCAAAAGAAGTTCCTGGCTCAACCAAGCATAAACTCTATGACAGGATGCAATACGTGTATAAATTCATGGGATTGTCGTTCTATGGTGTTATGGGTGAAAAGCATAATCGTATGTATGATGTTAGAGTAGCCGAAACAGTGACTTTGACAGGTCAATACTACACGAAATTGTGTGCTAAGTACATTGAGAAGAATAAAATGACAATCATTTACGGAGATACTGATAGTTTATTCGTGGATGGAATTACAGATAAAATGATTTGGCCAGTTGTAAACAAACTTAATCAGCTTTGTGAGCTACATGCATTTAAGAAATTTAATTGTGATGTTTGTACGATTAAAATGGATTATGATAAGGGGTTTAGTGTATACTTAGCCTTGGATGCAAAGAAGAGATATGCAGGGGTTTTGAGCTATCTTGATGGTCATGAAATCACTGAATTTAATATGTATGTTGCTGGTCTTGAGTATAAACGAACAGATGGTTGTGAAATACTAAAAACAGTTCAATATGATATTCTCAAAAGAGTGCTACAGGATGACGAAGTTCCAGATGTAGACATCATTAGAGACATTGTATTAGGATTGAGAAATAAGGTATTTGCTGGTGAACTATCAATTGAAGATATTACACTTGCTCAAAAAATTACCAAAGACCTTGACGAATACTCTGGTAGAAACATGCATGTAATGGTTGCTAGAGAAATGATTGCAGAAGGTAAAGAGTTATATCAGGGTGATAAAATTCCATATTTCATCATTGGTATGAATCGTGAATCCAAGCCAATCCCAGTTCCAAGATATAAATTCGAAGGTAGGTATTGTGAGTCATATTACTGGAATAATAAAATATTTCCAGCACTACAAAGAGTCCTTGAAGTTGTGTATCCTAAGATTAAATGGGAAGACTACAAAGTCGCTAGCAAAGGCGAAGTTAAGATAGGAAAGTGCAACTTATGGTAGAAGGTGAAATCGATAAGCGTGTGCATAAATATTTCGATTTATGTAAGTTCTTCTTAAAGGATGTGGATTCAATCGATAAACTGATTGTTGAAGCATCCAATACGCAAACCTATCTAGGCGAATTAATCCAGTTGAAGCTAGAATATGGTTGTAATTTATCAAGGGTTAGACGAAGATATGAACGTGAGACTTTAAAGTATAAAGATATTATTCAGGCAACACTATCCAAACGTGGTAAGAAGTTCACTGAATCCATTGTTAATGCTAGATTGGAATATGTTTATGGAGAGAAGCTTGACCCTGTCAGAAGCAAATTAGATAACCTGCAAAATTATTATGAGACAATTAATAATTTGTACTTTGCTATGATGCAAAGAAAGGATATAATTGTTCAGATTATTGATAGATGGAAATTCAAAGATGAATATGAAAGTTGCTTATTGAAAAATAAACAATTTATAGAGAAACTTAGTAACCTATAAGGAAGTAAATAATTTGAAATTGCCAAAATTTTATGAGAATTTATACAACAAACACGCAAAGGCGATACTGGCGAATTTACAAAGAAAATGTAAAGAATGTGAAGGTAAAGGTTATATAGAAACGTCACAGGGAATGTATAAAGATTGTAAGTGTACAAAGAGCTTTGCGCTCTTACGTAAATACATTTATTCTGGAATGACGATAAAACATATCTCAACTGAATTGGAATATCTTAGATGTATTTTCAATGCTGATACTTTTGATAAACTCAGAAATTTGTTCAATAACTTGAACGATACAGCCAATATTGATTTTATCATCAATCCAGCCAGAACTACGGATTGGGGAGCGTCTGAATTTGCCAACTATTATCTAACGGCACGTATTGAGAATGGAGACCAGTGCTTAGTCATATCATCGAAAAATCTCACTGATTACTTCTTTGCATTCAATGACGATGAAATTGAAGAATGTATGAAGTTTATCAAGAATGTGGATTGTTTATTGATAGATGATTTTGGTTCTGAATATAACTCTAAGATGAAGGATAATAGTAGTTTCATAGCCAATCAATACAATGCTTTCTTAATGGCTAGAAAGCAGATAGGGAAGCAAACAATCATAGCATCCAATATTTCTATACCAGTATTGAAAAAAACATACTCAAGTGAAATCTATAGTGTTGTGGCACAGAATTTCGCAAGTGTTTTGATATGCACAGTTGAAAAGAAGAAAAGTGAATTTGATAAAATTGGAATTCATATAACAAATGAAGAAGTGCGAAGTTGCTTTGATGATATATCCGTCATTGAAAGTGGTAAGAAACCCAAACAAAGACTTAAAATAAATTGTGGGAAACCAAAGGGCGGTGTGTTTTAAATGAGTATTATTACTGAAAATCTGGAAATGGAATACTCTATTTTTTACTCTATATTCAAATATGGTGAAAGAGCAATTCAGAGAGCTAAATCATTTGGACTTGATGTGGAACATTTTGTAAATCCCTTCCATAAAGAAATGTTTGGAATTGTTCTTGATTTATATAAAGAAGGTAAAGTGTTGAGCATCAAAGCATTCCGTCAGCACTATTTCAACAATCCTATGCTAGACCCTGAGAATAAAATAACATTCGCTAAGTTTGGTAAAGCGATTAACGCAAATAAAATAGTTCTTGATGATGTTAGGCATATAACAGAAACACTTATGCAGTTCTATGGTAAGCGCAAATACATTAAGCAAATGCAGAACAGTATTGCCGAACTTGAATCTGGTGGTAAGATATCCGAGATACTGGAAGATACAGGCGTTGAAGTACGAAAAATCAAAAGTAGTATTGAAATCGACAATGTTAAATCCACACTATCATTAAAGGGTGATTTACCAGAGCGAATTCGTCAGGCAACTGAAAGAAAGAATAATCCTAATTCCGCTGGTATGGTAGTTACAGGTCTTAAAAATCTTGACAAGCATATCGGAAAACAAAGTCCCGGACAATTCATAATTTATCAAGCTAGAACTGGTATAGGTAAATCGATGATGCTCATGGGAACTGGATTAGCCAATTTCAGAGCAGGGCTGAAAGTTCTAATTGTGACTATTGAAATGTCAGCATTTGAATATCTATACAGGGTTGACTCAAATTTAACAGGCATCAATCATAATGAATTTGTATCTGGTGATATTACAACAGATGATACATTGATGAAGCGTTGGAGAAACAAGATTGGAAAGGTCTCAGATAGCAATGAAGCTGATATGATGGTATATTGGGTACCAAGTAATTGTACTCCAGCCAAACTTGAAGATATCATTGCAAACAATCCTTTCAAACCCGACTTAGTTATCATGGATTATGCTGGTGATATGAAAGCAAATCTAAAAGGAATTCCAGACTATGATGCTCGTTCTCATGCACATATTTATTCTGGATTAAAAGAGATTGCAGGTAAGTATCATTGCGTGTTATATACTGCACAACAACAGGCAAGAGGACATAAGAAGACATCTACTGAATCTGGTTCATGGTCAGATATAGCCAGTGCTAAAGCCGATATTATGTTGGGTGTTGAGATAACTAAAGAAGATGAAGATTTTATGACCGAAATAAATGGAACGATGGTATCTGGTCGAATGACGATTTCCATTGTAAAAGGGAGGAATATACCGAAATGTAAAACGCATATTATACCATTTTTCCACAGAATGTCATGGCTTGAACGAGAAGAAGAAGAAATGTCGCCGACTAGTGGATTTAAAGATGTTAAAACCGATAAGCAAGAATCTAAAGAGAAGTTAGAAACGGCTTCCAGTGAACTAAACAGCGCAATTCAAGGTAAGAGCATGGATAGTTTCATGGCAGAAGATTAATTGAAAAAATAATTAAAATAATGTTTGCACATTGTTATAAAATGTGATACTATATTAAGTAATGGAGGTTTACATGGATATACAGGTTTCAAGTGAAGAATTCAAAAAATTCTTAAAAAGATGCCATTGTGATGGTCTTGTGAAAGACTTAATTATCAATGCAGAAAAAGACAGATTGGTGGCTCGTTTCGCAGGTAAGACAGGTAATTTCTACGGTGAAGTTTATCTACCAAATGTGAAAGTAATGGAACAGGGTAACATTAGTGTGCAAGTCCTTAAAAAGCTCATGGATGTTATATCTCGCTCGGATACAGACGTTCTTAGAATCAAATCAACAGATGATGTATTCTTAGTTACAGAAGGTTCTGGTATCGGTAAAATGCGCTCAGAATTACTACAGAGTTCTGATGGTGAAATTATTGAATCATTCAAACCTTTCAAGAACTATGACAAGATGTTTGATGTATCTGAACTACACTACATCATCCCAGATATAAAATATTCACATGGTTGTAATATTTCTCTTGGTATGATTGGTGAAATATTGAAAGATGCCAAAGCGTTTGACTTTGAAGTATATACTTTCAAGCCAGTGAAAACAAAGAAAGGTACGACATTAAGATGTCAAATCATTAACCAACACACTACTGAAAAAATCCAACGAACTATCGTTGATGCGGATTTCATTGGTAAAGCTGATAGTATTCCCGAAGTTATGGTTGGTCATGGCTTTAAAGAAATGGCTAAGGCTATGGATGGTGGTGTTGACAAAATGATTAAGATGTATTTCAGTGAAAACTCAATCTTACTCACAGATGAAAGCGAAACTTTCTTTTATAATTTACATACATTATCAGAATAAACAGGAGAATTAATAATGGCATTATATAGTGCAAGCGACCTTAAAAAGCAACTAAACAGTGGTGGAAAGAAAGATATACATGAATTTGCACCAAAAGTAAATAAGATGTATAATCTTTGGATTCCTAGAGACAGTTTCTTCTTTCTCAAGAAGCATTTCAACTTAGATATGGTTCCAGCCTGTGATACCAAAATGAAAGCTATCACATGTATCAATAGCGACCAAGAAGCGAAAGCTCAAAAGTGTGTTATCTGTGAATATATCGATACTTTGTGGGCTAAATGGCGTGATACAAAGAAGGCAACTGACAAGAAGAAAATCACAGACGAAATTAATCGTTTGAGCGCACAATTTGTTTATGTTAATGCAATTGATATGAACGACCCAAACAAAGAATTCATTGCTTTAAGATTGACAACTTCTTTACTAGAAACAATCGCAATTGCAACTGAAAATACTCCTATTGAAAATATCATATGGCAATATAAGAAGACTGAAAAGAATAAGCGAATTTCTTATATCATGCTTGAAGATACTGATAATCTAAAAGTCGATGCAATGATTTCTCAATATGATGTATTGGCTTCCAGAGAATTTGCTGACGGTGGATTGAATGACTTAGAAGAAGCATTCACATATCCTACAACAGAAGCAAAATATCACAAACTTCTTACTGGTGAAGAACTTGCAGACGATGAAGCAACTCCAGAAGATGACAACCCAGCCGATATTCAATCAACAGTTGAACTAGAAGACGATGATGGTGATGGTGTAGATTTGGATGAACTCGACCTTGACGATGATTCCGATGCAGATAAGAAAGCTGAAAAAGCTAAAGCAGAAAAGGCTAAGAAAGCTAAGGAAGCTAAGGCTAAGAAAGCTAAAGAAGATGCTGATAAGGCTAAGGCTAAGAAAGCCAAGGAAGCGAAAGAAAAGAAAATGTCTATGGATGTCAACCTTGAAGATGACGACCCTGAACTAGAAGACGATGATGCTGATGGTGACGGTTTATCGGATGTTGACAATTTGGATTTGGATGATGATACCGATGATGATACAACAACAACAACAGAAACCGCATCAGATGATGACGACCTCGATAACCTTGACCTCGATGAACTTGACCTAGAAGATGATGTTCCAGAAGTCAAAATGATTGAAGTTGATTGTAAGATGCTTAATGCAAAGCAAAAAGCAAAAGATACTGAACTTGTTAATAAAGTATTTGTAGCATTGATACAGCTTGGACATATTGAAGATGCCAAAGACTATTCAAAAAATCTAAAAAGTGCATATGCATATTTGAAGAAAAATGATTGTTCGGCTTGTATACCTGAATAATTTTTCATATCTGTAGGTGATATGTAAATCTGCTATTTGGTGGGGTAGGAAACTGCCCCACCCTTTTTAAAATGTAGGATTGAAAATGGATAACAAACTTAGTAAGATAGAAAAGTTCATGGCGAAAGCTAATAAGAAGATGAAAAAGGAATATGGTGCTAACGTATTATATTCTGGTGATGGTGTAGGAAATTTCTCACCCTATAGAACTGGATTTCCAACTATTGATAATGTAAATAGTGGTATAGGAGGCTTCCCTAGAGGTGGAGTCACTCTCATACATGGATTGGAGAGTACGGGCAAGACCACGCTCGTATTAGAGGCTATTAAATATAATATGTCAATCAATCCAGACAGCACAGCATTTTATTTGGATGTTGAAAACGCATTAACAGAAGACTTTTTGGAATTTAAAGGAATTGATTCAAGTAGAATTACTTTATCATCACTTAATACCGAGGACGGACTAACCTTAGCGAAGGATGCCATTGCTGAAAATGTTTATGATATTCTTGTGATTGACTCGCTTGCAAAGCTGGATTCAAAGAATATGATTGAAGGTGATATGGGTGATAAGAAACAAAGAAATCAGAGAGCCAGAATTATAACTGAATTTTTAAGGTTTATAACTTATACATTACGTAACTCAAACACAGCACTAATACTGATTAATCAAGAGATTGAAAATCAAGATAGAAAAAATAAGTTTGAGCCAAAAACTGTTTTACCATGCGGTAAACAACAAGTATTTTCCGCTAATTTAAGGCTTCAAATAACCAGACAGAAGCGAATTAATAAGACCGTAGATAAATTGAAAATCCCAGTTGGTTATGTAGCAAGAATTGTTTCATTGAAGAATAAAATATCCAAGAATGAACGAGCAGTAACTACAATTTCCTGTTTATATGACAGGGGTTTCATTAGAGAAATCTCACATATTGATTATCTGATGATGACAGGGGTTATTGAGAAAACTGGAAAGTTGTATAAATTCAAGAACTCTGAATATTACCCAGACCCATTTAAAACGGGCGAGGTTATGGAAATTCTTAGTAGTATCCAAGATATGATGGGCGTTAATGTATTGGAACTTGCTCAAGAAACTGCTGATATTGAATTCGAAACAGATAAGGATATAGAGGTAGTTGATGACGATGAAGAAGATTGATTTAACCAAAGATTTGAATAGATGTTTTGGAAATAATATCGAAATTTTGAAATCAATTCCAGATAATTCTATTGATTGTTGTGTTACAAGTCCTCCCTATTATGGGCTTCGTTCATACTTGGATGATGACGACCCTAAGAAGGTAGATGAAATAGGCTTAGAAGAAAGCCCTGATGCTTACATAGCCAGAATGGTAGCTTTATATTCTGAGATTAGAAGAACTTTAAAGCCAGAAGGAACTTGTTTTATTAATATCGGTGATTCATATTATAATTATCGTGGTGGAAAAGGTCAGGCTTTAACCAAACAAACATCATCTAAGACTAAGCAGGATTTACCAGATAAATGTGCTAGAAGAGCCAATAAGCATGAAGGTTTAAAAGAGAAAGATTTAATCGGTATTCCTTGGATGCTTGCTTTTGCTTTAAGGGCTGATGGTTGGTATCTCAGACAAGAAATCATTTGGGCTAAGGCGTGTTCAGGAATTCATCGTGGTGGAACTGTGATGCCTGAAAGTTGTAAGGATAGATTTGTTCGGTCTCATGAGCAAGTATTTCTTTTAACTAAAAATAGTCATTACTTTTTTGATATAGATGCAATTGCTGAAAAACAGGCTGAGTGTTCATTGAATAGAGCATTTTCCAATAATCATATGGAGAAGCGTAAAGGGATTGGTGATGAACAGTATTCAATTAGTGGTAAATCTCAGGCAAAGAGCTATGAGAAGCTTAGAAAGAAGATTGAGTCGGGTGAAGAAATCACTAGAAATCGAAGAAGTGTATGGACTATAAATACTAGACCTTCTAAGATATCTCACTTTGCTTCATATCCAGCAGAACTAATTGAGCCTATGATACTCTCAGGATGCCCTGTTGGTGGAATTGTATTAGACCCATTTGCAGGAACAGGAACTACTGGTATTGTTGCAAATCTCCATGGAAGAAAGGCGTTGTTGTTAGAATTGAACGATGAATATAAGCCATTATATAAAAAGCGACTTGCTGAAATCACCAAACAGCATGCTAGTGATGGTAAAGAAACAGTTGCAGGAAAGATTGTAAAGAAAAAGAAGTTGTTCTAATGCTTTTCGTATTAGCATTTGCATTAGGATATGTAGCAGGTTTGATTACAAGGGAGTATATTGAATGAATATATATGCAGTGAGAACTGAAATGCTTGACATGACAGCGAAACAATGGGCTGATTTTCGTGTAGTGTTCGGTTCTTAAGATGTTATTAAAACGAATGTTCCGATATTCTTTGAGTGTATTGGATTGGTGAGTAGTCATAGTGCGGTTACTAACGATGCTGAAAATGAATTCATGAAAGAATTATATGAGTATGAGCGTAGTCAAAGACGCTATATAATGGTTGGTGAAGCGGATGCACATACTCCACAACGCTTCTGGTCATGGGCTGTTTGTAACTATGAAGAAATGAAAGAACTTAAAGAACATGGATATTCTGAAAGTAAGAACCGACAATATTTAAACAAACAGCAACGAGAATACTTAGACGAAAATAAACCAAAGGAATAAAATATAATGAGTAGACATAAATTAATAATGCATTTTCATTGTTCAAAATTGCGTAGTATTGTTTTTGACCTAGAGAAGATTGCAGTGCGTGTATCAAAGGGGCTTGCCGATAAAATTGAAGTTCTTAGGATGAAAGTATAATGCAAGTAGTTTTACAAAAAGAGCATCAACATGTAATTGATATAGAGTTCAATCAAATGGAAGCATATTTATTGAAATATTTAAAACTACCTAATCGTAATTTATATGTTCATGCTATGTATAGAATTCCCTTGGTGAAGGAGTTGCTATTAGAACTACGAAAGCTTTATAGAAAGCTTGATTTCGATGTAGATATGTTTAGTGGAATATTTGTCAAAAATATATTCACTGTAAGTAAATTGGGCGAGCCTTTGATTATCGTTGAGTATGAGGAATTGGCAAAATTTGAAAGACATATAAATTATATCAAAAGTCGTGAACTTGGATGAAGAATATACAGATGTTTAATTGTGACTGCATGGAATTGTTCAAAAAGCTTAAATCTGAAAGCATTGACTGTTTCGTATCAGACCCTCCATATAAAATTGTCTCAGGTGGTCAGGGAAAGGGCGATAATTTATGTGGTGGTATGTTGAAGCCTATTGCCGATAGGAATGATGATGGTGATGGTCTCAGGGCTGGTAAACTATTTAAGCATGTTGATATAGAATTCAAGACATGGCTACCAGAAGTTTATAGGGTGCTTAAAAATGGAACTGATGCATATATCATGACTAATGCTAGAAACCTTGTAGATTTACAGATTGAAGCCGAAAAGGTGGGCTTTAAGTTTCATAATATTCTTGTATGGGATAAGGGAAATGCAACGCCTAATCGATGGTATATGCAGGGTTTAGAGTTCATTTTATATATGTATAAACCGCCAGCTAAAAATATTAATAATATGGGAACTAAGAACATATTCAGAATAGCAAACGTAAGAAATAAAATTCACCCAACTGAAAAGCCTGTAAGATTGATGAAGATACTTATAGAGAACTCAACGAATGTTGGGGATATCGTATTGGACCCATTTGCTGGTAGTGCATCTACATTAATTTCATGCCAAGAGTCCGATAGAAGATTTATAGGAAGTGAAATTGATAAAATCTTCTACGATAGGGCGAATGAGCGAAGGAACAACAATCGAAGAAAATTATTCTAACCCTTGACAATACATACAGAATGTTATAAAATGGTATTGAAAGGAGAAAAATAATGGATTTCATTGTTGATAATTTAAAACCTATAACTGTAATGCTTGGTTGGATTTATCTATTTTTTATATATCTGATATGTAAAATATTTATGACTGATAGTATTAAGAGTGGTGATATACGTTGATTAATGTTGGTTACAAAGCTAGATATGATAACTTTGCTCAAAAGCGTCTATTCCTGAATTGTCCAGTTGATACGGATGATTATGGAGAATCTAAATATGTGCGAACTATTAGAAGTGCCTTGGAAATCTGCGACCTTGGAATAATAGTCACAGTGGAGCAGATACCAGCTACTAATATGAACGTCTATAAATATAAAATTAATGAATTTCCATCATACTCTTTTATAAGTAGATTGCGTGACATTACAACGTATGGAAATGCATCATCTAGGAATATATTACACATTTTATCAACCGCAATTACTAATCATCTTGGTTCAGCATATGAACAAGAATTGGGTTGTCAGTTCCAAGTAAGCGTTGAGGAATGTCAATCATCCGCTATAGATATCGGAAAGCGGTTGTTGGAGCAAGCCGAAATTCATTTTATCAAAACATTGACAAATCTAATATATAGAAGAGCTGTTCTACCAGCGATTGCCAGACAGATAGTTATGTATACTGAACGATATTTTACAAGTAGGTCTCATGCATATCAAAACGTAGATGAATTTGGAAATCCACATTTATTTACATGTGGATTTGACTTTGGTAACTCAGCTGATAATATATGTTCCATGATTGGCGGTTGGAATATCGATTCCGATGGAAATGGAGAATTTGAAAATATTAATATTCGGGGGGAATGGTGAAAAAAGAATTAGTTGTTAAAATCGAAAAGAACTTGAAGCGCATGGATTTGCCAGCGCATAGAAAAAGTATAACTTCTGACAAAGCAATTCAGTGGCTTAAAAAGAATTTATCTTTTAAGAACTCAGAACATAGAGTCTATAAAGAAACTATAAGTATGTTGGGGGAATTATAATGATTTATATTGGTGTTGACCCAGGACTTACAGGTGCTATATGTGCCATTGATGATGATGATAATGTACTTCTCAAGATGCAAACGCCATTGAATGGTAAGAAAGAAATTGATTGTAGAATTATTGCCATACAAATTCAGAAGTTGAAAAGAAACTCCAGTGGAAAAGTTTTTGGAGTTCTCGAAAATGTTGGAGCAATGCCAGGACAGGGCGTAGTCGCAATGTTCACTTTCGGTCATGCGGTTGGAGAAGTTAAAGCAACTTTGAAAATTATGACAGTTCCATTTCAAGAGGTAACTCCTCAAACATGGAAAGCTGAAATTTTAAAAGGTCTTCCATGGAAAGCTCAGACAACTAGATATAAAGCAGATAAGAAGCTTACAGATGAAGAAAATTCGGCTGTTAGAAAAGCATTAGCTTCTAAGAACAGACAAGCCAAAAAGAAAGCCAAGCTAGTTTCATGTGAATTCATTTCTAAGCGGTTTCCTAGCCTTGATATACATATGGGTAGTAAAAACCCTAATGATGGAATAACCGATGCCTTGTGTATGGCTCTCTACGCCAGATTTCTACAAAGGGGATAGTATGCTAAAAGAGATTCATATTCAGAATTTCCAATCTCATGTAAATAGTAAGATAAAATTGAATAAGCATGTAAATGTTATATCGGGATTATCTGATTCTGGTAAGTCGGCAATCATCAGATTAATTAGATGTATACTCTTGCGTGAAACTTATTATCTAACACATGGTTCCGCAAAAGGCAAGTCAACTTTAATATTCGATGACTGTGAAATATCAAGAGAATTTATAAGCACCAAAGTAAAGAAGTGTCCAAGTTGTAAAGACCCAATTGAGCGATATGAGCAGGTTTGTGAGAATTGTGGACATATCATTGGTGTTAAAACTAGTTCAGATATAACAACAATTGATACAGTAGAATATACAAAATTTGGTAGAGATATGCCAGAAGAAATCAAAGAGAAAACCAAAATCTATCCAGTTAAATTTGTGAATGAACTAGTCAATATCAATATGTCAGCACAATTCGATGATATGTTCTTTATCGGGAACTCATATAACGGCAGTATGCGAAATAAGATGATATCTGGACTAATCCCAGATGTTGATATTATCGATAAAGAAATTAAGTTGATGAATTCTGAGAAACACCAACTTAATACCGAGAATAGTATATCCAAGAAGCAAATAGAAAAAATTGATGCTGTGTTGGAACTCATTGGTAGCGATATGACTGATGTAGACAAGCTCAACGAAGATATTGAAAAGCTAAAATCCGATATAGAAACTTATGAAACTGAATTGGAAGCCATGAAATCGCTCAAGGTATATTTTGATAAATCTGAATCCCTACAGAAGATTAAATCGTTCATGGATGCTGGTGTTGATAGATTGAGTAAGGCTACAAGTGCTCTACATACAATCGAACATACAAATACAAAACATATCATGCTTATAAATATATTGAGAGATATCAATTTATTGAACATTCTCAACGCAGATGTTCCAGAGCAATTGAATGTTCCAGAAAGTATGATAACTGATGTTTCGGATATCACCGATATGATTTTCACACTCAACGATATATCTGATGATATCGGTCGGCTTACCCTAATCGGTCAGAAAATTCCAACAGTTACATTTTCGAAAATCTATACAAGTATTAATAATTTGGATAATCTAACGATAGATAATGCAAAATTCAAATTATATAAAAAGACCATTGAAAATGCTAAAGTAGAATTAACCAATACGGAATCTCTTGTTATTGGAAATAAAAATCAACAAATATTACTTAAAGAAACCTTCAAGAAAGACAATCCAAAGGCTTTCTGTCCAATTACAAAAGATATATACCATGATGAATGTTTAAAAAAGATTAATAAACCTTGACAGGTGTAATAAAATGTAATAAAATAGTATTGAAAGGAATAAAACAAATGCGAAAAATACTTTATCTAACAGATATTCACTATGGTTGTACCCCTATTACTAGGAAGGATGACTATAATGCATCTATATTGGGTAAGTTGGCGTATGCTTTTGCTTATGCTCGTAAGCATAATCTGATAGTTGTAATCGGTGGAGATTTATTTGATAGACCACACCAATCAATAATAACTCTCATACCATTAATACATCTATTGAGACAATATTCTGATTTAACAATTATTTGTAATCGTGGGAATCCAACTCATGACGGTCATATGCATTCATCCCCACTTACATTACTGGAAGAAACTGATTTATTAATCACTAGCGATAATAAAGATTTCATGGATATAGATGGGTTTCGTTTAATATTTGCACCAAATTCAGGTATGCCAGACGATAAGGATAGATTCTTATCTGATACATTGATAAATTGCTTGATAACTCATCATTTAATCGTTGATAAGCCAGTAATATACGACCATTACCTAATGGAAGAATTGACAATTGGAGCTGAGTTTGTATTCTGTGCAGACTATCACCCATATCAAGGCGTAAAGGTTTATAATGATACAACTTTCATAGCTCCAGGCTCTATAGCAAGGCGAAAGCGAACCAAAGACAATATAAATAAAACTGTAAGAATGGTTGTATTTGATGGTAAGAAAGTAAAGGAAGTTATAATTCCTTGTGAAAAAGATATATGGATGGAGAAAGATGAAACTAAGCTGGAAACAGCGGTTGAAATTAATATTAATGATTTTAAAATGGAAATGGAGAAAGTTTTGGATGATGTTTCACTAGAAACTACATTTAAGAGTTTTTGCGATAAGGCTGATATAAGTAAAGAAGTCTATGAATATATGAAGAAAAGGATGTTTTAATGGAAATCACAGAATTCAGAACGAAGATTGCAGATTTAGAAGCTCGCCACACCAAGATTAAAAAGGAATATGACAGACAACAATTTCAATATGAAAGCTCTTTAAAGGAATTGGAGAAGCTTAAAGTTGACAAACCAGAAGACTTACCAGCTAAGATAGAAGAGCTTGAGAAGAAGATAATTACTTCCAAAGCAAAACTAGCAACATATCTCGATAAGTTTGAAACGAAATTAAAATCAATTGAGGATGTAATGGACAATGAATAAATATCAAGAAATCTCTGCCAGATACAAAGGACTCAGCACACGAACTGTGAAGCTCCAAGAGCGCATTCAAGAAATCTCAGAAGATGTTTTGAAAGTTGAAAATGGTATGCATGTTCTTTTCTCATTCAATGAGTGGATTAATGATACATTGAAAACTCAGCTTGAGAACATAACTAACATGGCATTGAAAAGCATATTCCCAGAGAAAGACCTTTCTTTCAGGGTTATGGCTAACCGAAATAAGCAAGGTGTGTTCTATGACCTATATATAGAAACAAACAACACCTTGACCCGTTTGCTGGATGCTAAGGGTGGTGGAGTTCTTGACGTAATACAGATGTGTTTGAGATTAACTTATCTTATCAGGATGAAAGGTAAATTGAGACAATTTTTATTACTAGATGAACCATTCAAAAATCTTGATGGTGAACGTGTAAACCTAGCTATTGATTGGCTTTGTAAAATTACCAAGGAATTTGACATTCAGTTGCTAATCGTAACTCACATACCTTCATTGATATTCACAGTAGAAGACTCAGGTAATATCGAAGTTAGATATGCAGACGGTAAGAGTGAAGTTTATCAATGAATATAAGACGACAAGTTGCTAGATTATTAAAGCGTAAAAAGCTTGTCAAACTCAATGTTAATGCGCCTATAGGAATGGTTGAAAAGGTGCATTATTTCATTGAGTTGTGCTTGAATTCTGGGCTTTCATTGAACGATATTTACACTATTATATTTGGCTTAGGTTATGATATATTTGAGCTTTCTATTGTTGAGGGAAGTCAGATAAAGACGCTTCAACAGCTAATGATGATTGCTAGATACGTTAGAAAGACTTTAAAAGAATTCATGATGAATAGTGATAGAGAATTCGTTCTGGATGCCACAGGAACATTATCATTTATTAATTTTTGTAAAATCAATAAAGTTAAAGAATTGGATTTCATGATATACATTGAAAAAGAAAGGTCTCCAACTGTGGATTTGAATAAAATTATATTGATGAAGAGTGAGATTGAACTACTCGGAAAGGCATATCTGAATGATAAATAATAAGATTGCCAAAGCATTGTTCAATCTTTTAAGTGCTATAAAGAAAGAGCCACGTCGAAATAGAAAGATTAAAATGATGCAAGAATTTCCATATCAAGAACCATTAAGGAACTTGATGAATCTTGCATACAATAAGAAGATTTCATTTGGTATCACATCATCGGCATTTAAGCGTAAAGGTGGTGGTATGTTATCTATGGTTGACCCATCCATGTTAGAAAAGGTTTTGACCCTCAAGGGTAGAAATGAAAAAGTAGAATACTTGGATTGTAATTTAACATGGTATACACCGACCGCAAGACAATTTATGCTGTCTATACTCGATAAGGATTTGAACATCGGTATCGGCATTAAGACAATAAATAAATCACTTACAGAAAAAATCGAAGATTTCCAAGTGATGTTGGCAACTCCACAAAAACAAAAGTTATTTGATGATCATTTCTCCGATGTTAAGAGAATCTATATCAATAAAAAGATTGATGGAATTCGTTGTATTGTTGATTATACTGGCGATAAAGCCGTATTTTATTCACGTAACGGTTTAATAATGGAAGATTTTTTGGTAAGTAATGTGCGCTATGAAGTGGAGAAGCAGGAGCAATTCAAAGGAAGAATCCTTGATGCAGAAATATATAGTAAACATTTCCAGAAGCTAATGAGAATTTATAGACGTAAAAATGTTCAATTGGACTCTTTCATTATCCGCAATTCAACTAGGTTAGCTATATTTGACCTGATTGATGAAGAAGAAAAACCATTGCGTGAACGTGTTGCAATTATGAAAGATATTGAAAGTAAAATTAGTAAGTGCAACTTTGTTAAGTTCATTAAATATGTTGTGGTTGAGAATGATTATCTTGCTCTTGGTAAGATTGCCAGAAGTATGATTAAGCGTGGTGATGAAGGTATTATCGCCAAGCATCCAAATAAACCATATGAAAGAAAGCGTAGTAAGTATTGGCTTAAATTTAAGAATAAAGAAACTGTAGATTTAAAAGTCATTGGTTATTATCCAGGAAAACGAGACACTGAATTTGAAAATGCTCTAGGAGGCTTGGTATGTAAACTTAAAAATGGTGAAGTGAATTGTGGTGGTGGATTTACAAAGGAAGAACGATTTGAATTCTGGAAAAATCCAGAAAGTTTAATCGGTGAGACTATCGAAGTATCTTTCATGGAAGAGACCCAAGCTGGTAGTCTACGTCATCTGAATTTTGAACGATTCAGAACAGATAAATAAAGGAAAATATAATGGAAAGTAAGAACCCTGCAACTATAAAATTGACTGTAAAATCAACTATTTTTGATAAGGCTGATTCCGTAGAAAAGGCAATTGCAGAAGAAACTGCATATAATGGTTTCTTTCGTCTTAGCTATCTAGCATCAAATGGGCGTATAAATATATGCGTTATGTCTGATATGGATGTTTCATTGTTGGAAAATGTAAGACCGTTTGTTAAAATATATCCTGCAAATGGTGTACTTATCACATTCACAGAGAAAGAGCCTAATGTGATTGCTAAACGAGCTAAGTCAGAAATGCTTATGAATTTACAGCTTGTTAAGCGTGATACATACATTCCAATGAAGAATGTAACTCAGATTGAATATCTTGACAGTGTTGAAGATGTTGAAAATATTATTCAACTTCTCAAAGATATGCAAGAAGAGCAAGTTGAAATCGATAAGCGCAAGAAAGCTAAGGCTCTCAAAGACGCAGAAGACGTAATTGCAAGTAGTAAAATGATGAAGGTTGCAAGAGCCTAGCTTGTAAAAATCTTACTTATGTAGTATATTTACATGATGATGTAAATATTGTCATGTAAATATACGCAGGAGTAACTAAAGTGAAGAATTATCAACCAGATATAGATATATTGAAAGATAACCTTAACGAATTAGAGGGTGAGATTTTTTTATTCTCTAAGCGTGGTGTCAAAAAGTCTGCACGTAGTTGTAGAAATATATTGATGAACATAATCAAGATTTCTAAGCAAATGCGAATTGATGTAATGGAAGACTATAAGAAGTTACCAGTATCAAAACGCAATATTTCGAAATCGGCTATTAAGAAATCTCAAGTTAAACGAAAAGTAACAATGGAGAGTAGAAAGAAATGGAAAAAGTCCACATAATTGATGGTAATAACTATTATATGCGAATGTATTTCAAAGGCAATACTGAGAATCATTTAATTTTCAGTAAGCTTGCTATGAAGCTACAGGGATTAAAGGGTAGGGTAATCTTCGCTTTTGATACTTGTAAGTCTGCTAGGAGGCTGGAAATCTACCCAGAGTATAAGGGTGGTCGTAAAAGCTCTCTATCGGAAGAAGAATATAAGAAATTCAAAGAAAGTATGGCGTTATTTCAAAGAATTATGAAATATACAGGCTATACAGTTCTTGAAGGTAATGGATATGAAGCAGATGATTATGTTGCAATGATAACTAAATTGCTCAAGCGATACCATGTTTATATTTATTCAACTGATGGTGATTTCTGGCAATTGGTTTCTGATAGAGTTACTGTCATCAAGGAATGGCGTGGAACCATAACAACAGTTACACCAGATAGTTTTCTTGAACTAGCTGGTGTACCACAAGAATTTTTTGTAGATTGGAAATGTATGGTTGGTGATACATCTGATAATATCATTGGTATCAAGGGTATTGGTAAGGGTAAGGCAACTACATTCATTAATGATATCGGCAGTTATGAAGAAATCAGAAAGGCTTCTCAAGAAAAGGATAAGCCAAATAAGACTGATGAAAAAATCATAGATGGTAAGGAAAGCTTTCTATTAGCCAAATCTCTTATCGATTTAACTGAGGTATATGGCGATAAACGCTTACGTGCATTGGTAAAAGAAAAGGTATCCAATACAGGCGTTGATCGAGAACGTATATTGAAAATCATTGCTACTTATGACATGGAAGAGTGCCAAGAGATTGTAAATACAATTGTGAAAATGAAACGATGAAAGGAGTCTTACCATCCATAAAGGAAATTTTGGGTATCAGTGGTGTTAAAAATGATGCCGATGCTTTGGAATTTGCCGAAGTCTATTTGATGACTGAAATGTCTGGAAAGGATAGTAAAGACAAACAAAAGTTTGCACTATCGGTTGGTAACAAGATGTCGCTGACCGATGTGTTTTCTAAGTTTCATACAGAAACAATTTTAAAGGATATATTTATAGAACAATCGTGGTATAATTATTGGCTTGCAAAACAGCTATTAACAACCAGTATACCACAAGGTGTTCTACGAAATAAGCTTATAAAGCGAGTGAATGAATTAGAGCGACTGTATAAAGACCACAATAAACAGGAGTAGGGGCAATGTCTAGTGATTTAATTAAAGTTAGTAAGGGCGAATTACAAGCCAATGAAAACCATACAATTCGGCTTGAGAAGCAAAACTTAAAACTGATATATCTTCGAAAGAAACATATATTTCAGGCGTTGAGGGATGCTACAACACAGCGCATTAAGACCTCGAAGAATATTGATAATTGGATTACCATGTTAGCCGATAAGATATTCAACCCTGAAACCATTGCCGAAATGGATTTAAACAAGGCGATTGCGCTCTTTAAATATGTAAATAATATTAACTTAAAGGTGTTGTCGGAAAGTAATAAACTTGAACAAATCCTTGGTAATTATATTGAGTCTGGCGCAATGGAAACCGCTGATAATATTTTAAATCAAAAATCTGACGTGGATAAAGATAAACTGAAACATGAAATTTTTAGTAAGCTACAAAATATTATTCATCGTGATTCAGAAGACGCAGAAATTGCAATTGTACACACACCAGAAAATAGCTTAACTGATGAAGAAGCACTTGAACTGGAAGAGGCTGAGATTACACTAGAACAGAATTTAATGGCGGTTGATGATGTCGTAGAATTGGATACTGAGATAGACCTAGAAGACGATTACGAAGACGATGAATAGTAAACCTCGGAACTGACCTGGTGTAAACCTCGGAACGCCAGGATAAAATGGACATAAAAAAAAGTTGGGATTTCTCCCAACTTTTTTTATTTCTTCTGTAAATATTTTATGATTTCTAACTTGATTTCTTCTGGCTCCATTTTGAATTTTAACATTATCAACGCAATCATAGCCGTTATCTTCGGGATTAGATATATATGAAGTTCTAATCTAGCAATTTCCTTTTCAGTAAAACTTCTACTCGATGCCTTTTGTGCTTTCTTGAGTTTGCCTAATAATCTTTTTTCTTTATCTGTTAGATACTGTGCCACGTTCATACCGCCTTAATTAAGTTTAACAAAATTTAATATTTCATCTTTTGACATATTCATTGGATTAACTACATGATTAAATAGTTCACTTTTACATTCAAGTATTGAATTGATTCTTTCTTCTAATGTACCTTTTGAGATAAACTTATAAACATGAACATTATTAGTTTGCCCTATTCGATACGCTCTATCAGTTGCCTGATTTTCTATTGAAGGATTCCACCATCTATCAAAATGTATAACTACATTTGATTCCGTTAGTGTTAGCCCAGTTCCACCAGATTTCAAGGTTAAAATCATATATGGAAAATCACCAGCTTGGAACTCGTCAGCAATGCGACTACGCTCTTTTGCAGATTTCTTTCCATTGATTAACAACCCATCACGTTTGTAATGATTACTCAAGAACTCATTTAACATTTCTGCAACTTTGAGATACTGAGTAAATATTATTATTTTCGATTTTTTATGATGTTTTATAAGCCTTTTAAGCTCTTTAAATTTGCCCGATGATGTTTCGGTACCTCTACCATTAAATAAAGCTTCTGAGCTATCACATACGAGCTTTAAAGTATTAATATACTTTAATATTGTCGGTCGATTATACTTGTTGCTTTGATTTAATTCATCGTTGAACATTTCCAGAACAGCGTTATAAGTATCTGTCTGGCAATCTGTCATTTCGCAGTAAACTAATTTTTCAAGTTTGTCTGGAAGATTTACGGTATCCTTATTCTTCATTCTGCGTATAAAGAACGGCTTGATAAGTTGTATCAGCCAGTCATACGAATATTTATTTTTGATTGTCTTCTTGAATTCCGCTAGAGTTCCAAGCAATGTCGGTTCCAAGAACTTAAACAAAGCCCATAAATCAGCAATTGAATTTTCAATCGGCGTTCCTGTCATAGATATTCTATGATTTGAATGCAGACCACAAACGGCTACAGCAATAGAACTATCAGGATTTTTAATGTTTTGTGCTTCATCCAGAACTATTAAATTCCACATGACTTCCATAAACATATCTTGATTGTGTAATACCTTGCCATAGGTCGTTATAAATACATCATTGGATAAATCAATTTCTTTATCAATGACTTGATATTTAATGTTTGGTGAAAACTTCTCAATATGTGAAACAAAGTTGCCGATTAATGTTTTTGGAACGATTAATAGATTTGGACTCTTGTTGTCATACTTCAAAGAATTCAACAGAGCGACTATCTGCATCGTTTTACCGAGACCCATATCGTCTGCTAACAACATATTCATATTTGATTTTAAAGCTCCTGAGAGCATTTTAAAGCCTGTCTTTTGATAATCGTATAGTGTAGCTTTAAAACCGCTTAAATGACCGCTTAAATCGCCACCATTCACAGTATTAATAAAGTGTATATCTTTACTTTTGATATATTCTTTTTTACTTTGACAAACTTTGATAATTTCGACAAAACTTAATTCATTTTCAAGTATCTGCCTAGCTATCTTTGTGTCAACGATTTGCCACTGACCATTGATGAAACATAAGTCAGAAATAGCTTTTTTGATATGACTTAAATCAATCAGATTTCCATTAACAGAAATACTAGAACTAATCTTTCTGCCCTTCTTGGTAGTGCTTATCGTCATCTTGCTATCGGTGCATATGATTTTCGGGATTATAACTTCAAACCCCATGTCTTTAAATTTATCTAAGTTGGTTATAAGGTGGATAAGCTCTTGCCTAGTGATTTCAGAACGTAAAAATAATCGTTCATCTTCCCACATATCAGACAATAGAGAGTCTTTACAAACTATTGAATTGAGCTTCCTGAGCTTACTTTCAGACTTTAAAAAGTATCTGAAATTGCGTTCCTTTCCTTTATCCATGAAGGTGAACATGGTATAAAATTTATCGTCTTTGCATCTAACTTTGATTAACATATTGCAACCTCCTTGGATTTGATATAACGAGTCGAAACCCTACAAGCCACGTTTAATCATGACTTGTAGGGAATTGGTAAAATTTCTTTGAGATTACTTCACTTCTAAGGCTTCATATAGTTGTAATATCATATCCCTACATGCTTCCATATCTTCATAAACTGCTTTCATATCGAACGGCGCACCAATTTTTCCATGCCCCATATCGTCCAACCAAATATAAGTTTCGTTTGATACGTCATATTCTCCATAAGCAATATAAATATTTCCAATAAATTCAGCAACGGTTTTCCCAGGTTCTATTATGAAACTGAAATCTTGTCCACATGGACTATATTTGCCTATTTGAAATCTTCCGTCGTCTTCACCAAGCGATTCAATAGTCCAATCGAGTGATTTTATCTTGTCTATCAATTCCTTTACGTTGTTCTTGATAATTTCCTCTACACTCACATTTTTAACAAATTGAACTGGATATTTTGGATTACTACCCATTGGCTCACATCCGAAACTATCACCAAAGAAGCATATATCAATCACATCAAGTTCTTTCAGAACGTCATCTTCTGTAGCACCTTCTGAAAATAATTTATCAGTTGAACCGTAGTAGCATTTATTCCATTCGCAGAAAAATACTGGACGACTCCAGAAGTCTATACCTTTGAACTCTATATCTAATCTTTTTTCAGTTGTTGGCATTATTATTTCTCCTGTTTTTTTACATCTGAATATATTATCCCGTCAGTGTAGAATGAACTACAAATTCCAAAAATCTCACTGACTCCATAACCATCAGCACCATCTATTGTAAATGACCTAACTTTATCAGTAGGTATAACAACTTCATGTTCAACTTCAATCCCAAGTATTCCACCTGCACCATTCCAAAAGTCTACCAACCCACACTTTACATCTTTTTTGAGAGTTAAATCCCAAGGTTTGCTTTTATATTCGATTAATTCCTGAATAGTCATTTTCACAAAGAACGTTAATGCATTCATAC